AATTTTCCTTGATTTTTTGTTTTTTCGATTTGCTAAGTGTCTCCCAATCACTAAAGCCACCCCATTTCTTTATTTCTTCCCAATCTAAATTGAATCTTAATGGAGTTCCTTCCCTGTTAGATAATTTACTTAGAATTTCAAAAAATCCGCTTGCAGACTCCTTGATGAAAGAAGAGAAATCTTTGGCCATGACATCAATATTTATAATGGTAGTTTCACCATTAGAATTTATTTCGATATCGCCACCAGGAGTGTCTTGATCTTTAACTTGATCATATATTTGTTGAGAGAAATCTTCATTGGATTCCACTATAAGTTTAATAACCTGTTCGTTATTCATTTCGATGAGATTGACTCCAATGCCATCCAGAAAAAATTGCAACTCTTCAAGTTGCAGTTTCTCATCAAGAACTTCTTGGTTCAAATTCTCATCTGAAAAAACCTTATCGCCTCTGACATCGCTCGATATAGCATTAAGAAGATCATTGTTATTTGCATCTTCAGTGAGGAACCCAGATTCTTTTGCAAACGTAAGCACTTGGTCCAAAGTCATTCCATCCTTAGTCAACAAACTTTTCTGGAACGCTTTCCTGGTAGGAGACTTATCAGGTTCTAAGTCTCTTATTTCCCCAAGGTCACTATCTTTGTTTATACCGCCCCTTTCCCTTAGAGTTTCAACGAGACTTTTCCCCCTAGCTTTCCTTTCGGTAGGTATCTTACCTTTCCTTAATCTATCAATTTCTTTATTAAAGGCTTTGAAATCGAAAAAATCTTTAGACTCTGGTGCTTTAGTCACACCTAGTTTGTCTGTTACCCCCTTTGCACCCTTTCTTGTGATTCGAACGGGAAATTCTTGCCTTAAACTCTCGACAGATAATCCTGTCCTTATAGATAACGTCCTAAAGAATGATCTCCACAAATCGGATTGAACCTTCGCCTGACTGTCAGTATAACCAACATTTTTCAATTGATTGGTTATATCAGATTGCAAACCATCCAATTGGCTTTCAGAATTAGTAACGTCCTTTGCTATCTCGTCTAAAGTTGGAGGGAAATTCCTCATCACTTCAATTATATCTTTATTATTGTCCCCATCTTCAAGGTCCCTAGAAATATTTACCAATTCATTGTAAAATTCAGCAGGGGCTAATTGAGCGGCAAAATCTGCCATCGGAGCAGAAAAAGTTCCACCACCGATAGATTGAGCCTCTAAATAAGAATCCAATGTATCATCACTAATTTCTTCAGCCAACTGTTCAGGATCTTTCTGGTTGTCTTGAGCAACCTTATTAAACTCATCTATATCGAAATGAACTTGTAAATCTGCATCATCCTCAGTTGAATCCCTCAGAAATTGTTTCATCTTTTGGACCAGATCTCTTTTATTCAGTTTTGAATTCCTAACTCCCTCACCAACATCTATTAAGATTTGTTTCTGAATTGCTGACCCCAATGCCTTATTAACCACATCAATTAACAACTCAGTTCTTTTTATTTCATCTCTCTCTTCGAACGAACGTCTAATGGCGGTCCCTATTGTAACGCTCCCCACTACATGACCAAAACCTCCAGCAATCTCTTCAAGAACGTTACCGAATTCAATTTTAGAAGCATCAAAATTCTCTATTGCCAATATCCTTGCAAATTCCTGAACCCCTTCTCCGCTCAACTGGACCAATCCTTCTTTCGTAACAGCAATAGTTTTTCCTAAAAAATTACTGTTTCTTGACGAAGATAAGAACTTACCCGCAGATAAATTAAATAACCCTTGGGTAATTGCAGAAGCACTTCCACCCTTCAGCGATATGTTTCTGAGCACTCTAATTTTTTCTTCATCAGACAATATATCTTCTAATTGTCTAGGTTTTTGGAAATCAACGCCTCTTTTTCTCAATTCTTCAAACACTGATGCTGCACTGTCCAACAACCCAACGGTAACGCCACCGCCAACAGAAAAACCAAACAATGTTAACTTCTTTGCAGCAGCCTTACCTATCAATTGCTTTGAAAGTAATTTACCTGCAAATAATTTAGTCCCGCCAACTGCAATGCCTTGGCCAGTAAAAGAAAATAATATATTCGTCCATTGTTCTAGTGTGAAATGGACGGCGCCTGTGGGATTTTTAATAAATTCGGCAAGGTAATCTAAACTAGCACCTGCTAAGTCCAATGATCCTTTACCGTAATCTATCAACCCTTTTATTGAATCAGGATTTTTAATATTCTCTCTTCTTATTCGAACCAATTTGGAAAATTCAGAGCTAACGGTGGCACCTTGTTTAGACAGACCATCAAAATAAAGTTTAAGAGGTAATGGTCTTTTACTTTCAACTTCTCTAGACCTGGCATCTAAAATTTTAATATTATTTGCAACCCTTTCAGGAGTGAAAATTCGTTTCAAGCCTGGTGTAATACTTGCAAGTAGATTTATAAACATTAACGATCTATGAACAGAAATTTCTCCAGAACCCAATGCAGTCATTGGATCACCTAATATTACTTTTGGTATTAAAGTTGGAATGAAAAGTGGATTCATGATCTTTGAGATGTCAACTTTACTTGAAAAGGAATCGGATGGTTGTCGAGGTTTTTTCGTATAGACTATTGTTGACTCCAATTTCTTCATCATTGGAATATCATCTTTTATAACGGCAAGATTATTCGGATCCGAAGCAAACTTAGTCAAACCAGGAAAATTAGAATTTATTTCTCTTCTTTGATTGTTTAATTCCGCTGTTCTTTGAAAATCATTTGATTTGTCCGATTCAACTAAATCTGGTTCCAAACCCAATTCTTCAGATAGTTTTAAAATCTTTGAATGTTCATCAGGATCCCTTTCAGACGCAATCAAAGATGATTCTACTATTGGACTTTCCTGCAAATCAGAAAAATCATTTAAGACATCATCTTGATCTTGGAGTATATCAGGATTTTGAAGATCCCCAGGACCTATTGCTTCATTGGGAGTAATGGAACCGAACTGATCCGCAAGGCCAGATTCTTCGAGCCTCTGTTCCAATAATTTCATTCTAATTGAGATTGGCATTACTGTATTCTACTCTCAGGATCTTCAGAAAAAGATTGCAACAATTGAAAATAATCCAATACCTGTTGCTTGTTTGGGTTTTTTATGCCTCTCTTCGTTCTCAATATGAATATTATATCATTCACATCAGCCTCATCCATATCCTCAAAAGTAAATTGAAATAACTTTTTCTTACCTATAATCGTTTTAGTGCCACCGAAAAATTTATTTTCCACTCTTGTGGAAACAAAATCCCTGGCAAATTGTCTAAAGAACTCAGGTTGCTCTTGGGTATTTATGGGTCTACCTTTTGCAACACCTATCTCTTTTATCTGTTGTTCGGAAAAGACAACAAAATCTTCCCATAAACCTTGATCTTTAATAGAACCAAAACCAGGATCTATTCCCAACATACTTCTAGCAACTCCCTTAAGACCCTCTCTGTTGAATTTTGCCGTAGATATAGATTCGCCAGCCTTTAACCTTGCCCTATCATCTGAACTTCTCGATGCCCTTACAAGTTCAACGAAACTTAACTTATCTTTTTCTGCCAGATTTTTAGTTACGCTTAACAACTGTAGATCCGTCATTTTTTGATACTTATTTCTATTATTATAAAAATCTTCAGTTAATCTAACCCATTCTTGAGCAGTTGTTTGCTCGGGAGGATTTATGGATTTTCTAACAATGTTCAGTTCATCATGTCCTAGATTTTCTCTTATATTTATATCCATCAAATCAATTGGATCTCCAGTTTGAGGGCCTATAAAATCATCAGGATTACCTTTTATGATCTCCATTTTATTTTTTATATCCCTAATACCTTTGTCAATTAAGATGACTTTCTCATTGCTTATAGCCTCTATTGCATCACGTTCCATCCCCAATAGAAAACTCCTTGTTTTTGAAAACAATTCAGGGTCTTTTATCTTATTAAGATCATCACGTCTTTTTCTAAAGTCATTGGGATTTTCAGTTATTATTTTTCTGGATAGAAACAAAGCACTGTTATTAACCCCTTCAACCTTCAACAAATCTCTGATTACTTTTTCATCAGGAGTCGTCAATTGATCCGTCGTTATACCTCTACCCCTGAGACCCTGAGACCTGGACAATCTTTTAGCAAAATCAGTTGCATCTTTTTCATTAGAGAACACTCCCAAATGTTTCCCTGTTTTCTTGAAAAGTGCTATAGCTTCTTTTTTAGACAATAACTTTCCATCGTCGCTAACGGTTGGAATGAGAATTTCTCTGCCGTTGTCTCCAATCCCCATGCTTATAATGCTTGCACGTTTGCCACTTGGCAATAAAACACTTGGTCTGTCTGAAAGATCTATATTGCCAGGAGTCAATAATCCTTCAGGTTTTCCTGTTATAGAATCAAGGTATTGTCTTGCCATGGAGAATTGTTTATTATTAAGCATTTGAACAATAACATTCACATGGGTTTTGCTTGTTTCAATTAAGACTTCGTTAGATATTTGATCTAATGGTTTTCCAGTCTCAATACCCCTTTGAATGATAGCTTCTTGCAATTCAAGAATTCTTCGCCTTCTTAAGACTGGATCGGCAAAATTTTCTGCGGCAGAATTCCTGGCAGCGATAACGGCTGATTTTTTACTTTGCTCGGCAAATGTATTGCTTTCAGTTAAGAAATGGGTCTGCAATTTACCTATATGACCGGCTCTCTCTATCGATATAATTTTGTTAAATCTAGTTATTTGGTCTCTGTTCCTCAAACCGGAACCAACAATTCTTGCGACCTCATCAAATCTCTTTGTCTCATCAGAAATGAAATCGCTGTCCAATACTTGAGAACCTTTTTTATTATAGGCTCCCTTTTCTGGATCCGATAAAAGAGCGCCGGTTGCTGGAATGAATTTGCCAAACGCATCCATTATCATCGAATCATCTGCCTTAGTTTTTTCATTTAAGGCAAAATCAGTAATAGTCTTAGCAAATCCTCGAATTGATTCTGTTGCCTCTCTTTGGCCGACTCCTATGGGAGGAGATGATAAATTGAGACCACCGACATCTAAATTCAGAGGCCTAGTGGTTATTGTTTGCTGTGATCTCGGTACAATTGGCATATTAAAACTCCAACCTTGGTTCTACCGGATGAACACCAGAACCTATTTCTCCAGTAGAAGTAGCATCGCCAGTTATTATTTCAGCCCCTAATCCAAAAAAACCAGCCAAATCTTCAAAAGAACTCAATGCTTGATTAAATCCTCCGAATATTGAAGAAATTATTCGAGATCGACTTTCCGAATCTGAAGCAATTTGTAATTGACTAGCCAATGCCTGAGTAGAATTTAATCTGAATTTGAAACCAAATACTTCTCTCCAAATATTATTTCTGACAATCACAGTCTCTCTCGCAGCAATTTCAACTGTATCTCTAACGACATCGGCTGGTGTGCCAACATCGACCACAACGCCTTGTCCTACAAATGATGACCTTTGCTCTCCGATTAATCTTTGAGCACGATCTAATATAATTTTAGTTGCTTCATTTCCTCTGAACAAAGCATCTTCAGATAGAAATTTATTAAGTTCATTCTGAATTTGTAATTTATTCTGTAATATTTCCTTTCTAGTCTCTATTTCACTAAGCGCACCAATTGACCCAACAATGCTAGATGTTGTGCTAGTAACTAAACCACCCACAGCACCAAATAATGCAGCTTGCTCACCCATCTTGACCCCTCCTGGCTGGAAAAGGCATAAACCCAGTTGGAGAAATGGAAGTGATAGTAACAGGAACAGGATCTAATTGCCTGACAAAAACTCTTCCATTAGAGTTCCATTCACCTGGAATGGCAATTGTTTTTTTATCAGTGATCAACGTTGGAGGAAAATCGTACGGCTCATCCTGTCTTGGTTTAATTTGCTCAAGAAACTCTTTTGGATTCACTGCATCATCCGTAGGAGGTTTTGGACCAACCCATATGCCTCTTGTGGTAACAAAACTCATAGTCACCTCATCAACAATCATTTTCTTGTCAATCATAGATTCTCCAGAAGTCGAGTTTATATTGAGAGTTTCAACATCAGAAGTTATGGGGAAACCAATTTTTATCTTAGTATAATTTCTGCTTAAAGTTAATGCGCCTCCCGATACAGTCAGAGCATCATAAGTGGAATTGTTTTTACTTGCCTCAACAAAGCCATCCCCTTGGACTGATACTTGTTCACCTTCAAGATGCCTTAACGATACGATACTTTTAATCGCAGTAGACCATACTTTGGTAGCGGTACTCCTATGGGTCGTTGGGACTATTTTATTTACATGACCAGTGATAACTGTGGTAGATGTAAAATTCTCCACCTTAAATCTTAACACAGTTTTGTCAGATAAAATAAAATGTATTTCATTGCCAACGTCCTGAGACACAAACGTTGCAACACTAGCGGTCAAAGTCAATAATTCTCCACTGGTCCATAATGTTCCACCAGATATTGTCATGGTCGTAGAAGAATCATTGGTACCGTCAAAGGAAAATCCTGAATCGACGAAATGATAATCCTCCACATTTGCTTGAAACCTTTGATTTAATTTTTCAATATATCTGACGGTCCTTCCATCTATAGTTCTCTTTATTACAAAATAAACTCCATCTTGCACAGATGACTTTAAAGTTGCAACGCTTTCTACAGATCCACCATCAAAATCATGTCTATGCCATCCCCAAATCTGTTGTTCTCTTATATAGGTTAAACCCAACAATACTCCATCACTCCTGACAACCCACATAATATTATTTGGATTCCTATTGAAAGACATGTCCACAATAGAGAAACCATCAAAGAGATGGGTAGACCATATTGAAACTTCTCTGCTTTGAAAGCCGAGAGGAGAATTTAAGTCGAACGAATAATCTTTTATTATATTTCCACTTGCAGTCACGAATAAAACACTCGAATCGACGAAGACAGGGGCAACATCACTAATTCCACTGAACCCTATCTGTTTTAAATTGACAGCGAATGGTTCTACCGTTCCCGAATTTCCACCCTGCATTATATATTCGCCAGATTCAGTAAATACCATAGGAACCGTTAACTCAAGCATGTGAAGGATTTGATTTGACTTGGTAGAGAATATCCTAAAGGTAACTGAATCAGTAGTTCTAATTGGAGTGCTTATTGTAAAATTTTGTGGATGACCAATCCTAGAACCAAATATGGTAGAAGGTTTATTATTGGTATTCCCGAAATATTTTCTCTGCTGCATACTCGCATTTGCAACGGGCCGATCATCTACAGACACAAACGGATCTCTTGCCACTGGAGGAGACTCTGCACTATTCGCACTAATTCCAACATCTTTAAATGTGGTTGATTTGGCGAAATTGACAAGACTGAATCTGGCTCCATGTTGACTTCTATAGATAGCATAATCTCTAACGTTTCCAACAGAAGGAGCGGTCCAACTTAAATTGGCTGGGGATTCTGGACTGGCTTCAGCAGTCCCAAGGCTCTTTTCATTACTAGCAATGCTTTCTTCAAAGGTAACATCTTCTATTGCAGTTACAACATATGTATTAACTGTACCAGTTGGATTGCCAGTTAGACTGGTGGGAGGGCCTATGTCTGGAATAAAATCATCGATATTTATTACCCAATCAGACATACTGTCTTGATTTAATATTCTCGGACGATGATCTTTATGGGTTATAGAAATATCCTTTCCTTGTTGATTTATTCTCAAATCAAACAATTCGCTTTCAGAGTATGGAGATACTATTTCATATATTTTGCTTGCAAAGGCACCGCTTGTATAAGCAATAGAATTTGTAGTATCGACATATGTCCCGTCAGGATTTTTTATTTTAAAAGTTGAAGCAGTCTTATCAGAAACAGTAAAGAAATTATCCAATTCAGGCATTCCAATTTTATTGGAAAATGGTCCAAGATCAACCCAATCCCCATCAGCGTAACCATGAGTGGCGACCGATAATACGGCTTGTGTTGCTTTAGTTATCGCAGTAATCGCCTGCGCTGTTTCAGTGACCGGAGAATCGTTTTGGTAAAATCTTATATAAAGATCTCCGAACTCTATAAGAAAAAAATTACTAGTTCTAAACTCATACGGGAATATCCTAACTTTCTTAGTCGATATTTTACATTCTTGTATAAAAGAAGTGCCAGAACGATTTGCGGAACCTCCATGTTTTAGGACGAAAAAGTTCCTCATCGTCATGACAGAGTTTAGATATCTCGATAAATCTATTCTGGAATGCAGATCAGGGGTTAGTTCACCCCCTGCGAAATTTATTTGTGAAAAAACGCTCATTGTTTTCCAAAAAACAACTCTGCATCACTTTTCTCTGGCTCTAAAAACGCCATGTCTGTAATTTGCATTCCTATTCGTCTTTCCACTCCGCCATCAACGGTTTCATTCTGAGAGACATTCGTAACTTCAACTTTAGAAACCATTTCGAAAACTTCACCAACTTTTGGCATGGCGTTGATTCCCAATTTATTGATTGAATCATCATCGAGAGATATACTCAATCCATACGGATATCTATTCTCTTCTGGAGCATCAGACAGAACGTTCTCTCCTCTTCTAATTTTCATATTTTTTAATTGTGGCATTAAGCATTCCTTTCTTTAACAAAAGTAGATTCAGGTTCTTGATCACTTATCTGTTCATTCATAGCACTCGCTTTCGTTTTGGTCGCGTGGACGACATATAATTTAAACACCTTTTCTGCCATATTAAAACGATCTCCACCCATTAATCTCGGAGCAATATAAGACGACAATAATAAAGCCAATGTATGTTGAAAATCAGGAGGATAAAATAAAACATTGGTGTGTCTGAATGTATAAGTAAGACAAGCATCCTCTTGATTCGTATAAATTAAGGTTCCGGCATCATCTGCACCAAGTATGTGACTAATAACTTCAGATCTCCTTGGAGATCTTACTCCACTTTCTATTTTTTGAATCCTTAAACAATCGGATGGATAACGATAAGCAAAAGACCATTGTGTAAGTGGATCGGTAAGTACAACCCCTAAAGGAACAGCTCTTTTGGTGGCAAATGGCCAATCAAAATCTCTCAAAACTTCGTCTCTTGTTCCATCATACCAAAGATTACAAACCTTAGCCTCTTGGCTTTTCTCAGTTTCTACGTCTTGAGTGGTAGACCCAGAACCTAAAGCAGACAATGCTTTGTTACATATATCCGTCTTTGTCGGCATTTATTCCCACCTTCTTTAAAAAAGCAGGGGCCGTTAGGCCCCTGCAACAAAACTACAAATCAGAAGGAACTGGAGGTTTCTCAGGAGCATTGCCAACAGTTTCAAGAATAGGACCGACGATCTCCGGTTCATCTTCTTCAACTATAGGCTTTATCTTTGAAGGTGCCATCTCAGCTTCCATAAGAATAGCCGCTGCCTTCTTAGGATCAGTAAATCGCATCCATTTGCTGGAATAATCTTTGATACAGAGCTTACCATTCTTCTTATGAACTTCATCACTGATTTTAAATTTAGCACCACTATAACGGATTGTTCCGCCATAATAACCCTTGCCAGTACCTTTAACAACCGACTGAACTTCAAGCATTCCCATTTAAACCTCCTTTATCCCAATGGATTGATATTGTCAGCGTAATCAACGATGTTTTCCAGTCCTACTAATGGTAATAACCAAGCAGATAACGTTACTGAAGGTGTCGTATTCGCCAAAGTGTAATTAACCCTTGAATATCTTTCAAAAGTAGCATCTGGAGGCGCAACAGTAACATACCTTGTACCAGCGGCATCACCCCTCGTAATCGTAATTACTGCCCCAAGAGTGGTAGCAGACGAAAAACCCGAATTATCATCTGTTTGCCAAGTTGCGGTATATGTTTCATCTGCATCAGCGTCATCGGCAGCAACATCTAATTGAATCAACAAAATCACCGGATGCCCAATCCCGAGGTTTCGGTCAGCCAAATGGTCGATGATATTTGTTGAAGCAGCAGTAGCTGTTAATGCCTGAGCTTTAGAATATTGTTCTTGTTGATCTAATAACATTTTACTTTCCTCCTTACTTTTTAAAATTAAGTTACTTGTGCTTCAGTCAATGTAAGAGAATCAAGAGGTCTAATCGGATTCATATTGAAGAAAGGAATCCTTCTCCCGTCCACAACTTCATAACTCAATTGACCTCCAGTGCTCACATCGTTTCTTCGTTGACGACCAAAATGTGTATAGATAGCACGTGGCATATACCAAGTAATTCTATTGGCATCCAAGTTTGGAATGAGTCCTTCCGCTTGCATCATGAGATCAGTCAAGTCAGCAGCAGAAGATAATGCCTTCATATTCGAGACATCGATATTTGCAATTCTAAAAGCATATCTCCAATCCTCAATAGAAATACCGAAATGCCATCTCCAAACATCACGATAGACATCTAGAATAGCATTATTCACGCCATCAAAATCAGTCCTGGTTTGAATCCCTTTGTCTTCATGAAGCAGTCCAGCCGTAGTATTTCTTGGAAAAATCCCCATACACTTTCCCGGGCCCCAAACGACACCAAGAATAGAAGCATTGTCTGAACCAGTACCACCAGCATCAATAATATTTTGAGCATTAGCCCCTGACAGCGAATTTAACCGAGTAAGAAAACCATTGATTTGCTTGGCATTAGTCGTGTTATTGCCATATAAAGCTAACGTTGACATTTTCTGATTCAATCCTTCGAGAAAAATCAATGATTTTTCAAAACGATACCCGGCAGGATCCGTTGCCGTTTCAACAAGAACTCGATCAACTTCAGACCATTGTTCGACAATAGCCGTGTCTTCGCGGAATTGAGCAAGCGTTTCTTTCTGAGGTACCACACCCTCATTGAAACTTCTTTCTTGCGCAACTGGAATGGACGTAACAACGCTAATTAGATGAGTCGTATTATCGTTTGTAGGCATCCATTGCATATCATCTAAAATAGGATTTGATTGTGATAAAAGGTTAACCAATCGCGCTGGTCTACCATTTGGATCCAGCGATTTTTGAATATCTGTAAAAGTAGGGTACACAGTACCTAAAGTAGCCATTTTTTATTCTCCTTATAAATATATCCTTAAGGACTCGCCTTATCTGGATATTTTGTATCACCATAAAACACTTCTTTATTGCTCTTAACATTTGGTGCAACTTGGCCATCCGTGACAACGAATTTGTCAGGTTCAAATTGCCTTTGAATGTTCACCATGAATCTTTTAACGGCAGGATTGTCCCAATACTTGTTGTCTTTTAAAATTTTAACAACTTCTTCACCGCCAAATTTTGCACAGAGTTTTTCTGCCATTTGATCGCATTTATTGTAATTTTCTCCACCGATGACTTTATCCGCTTTTACTTCTGCGACCCAAGAATCAGTTAATTTCTTATGCTCTTCCATGATGCCATTGTAGTAATCTTCTTGGACCTTCCCCCTAATTAAAATATTTCTCTCTAAGATTTTCTGAGCATGATCTTGTCCAATGTTGTTAGCTTTCGCAAAAGCCTTAACATCTTCCATGATCTTCTTGTCATTATCGTTAGAGTCCGGTGGCAATTTTAGGTCAAATTCTGTAGAATCTGCGGTCTTTTGCTCACCTGGCTTAGGGGTCACTGGTACAACAGGCTTAACCGGCTCAGCGGGTGCAGCAGGTTCAACCGGAGGTTTGGTTACGGGATCTGGGACAACTGGTGTAACCGGAGGTGTTGGCACAACTGGTGTCACTGGTTCAACCGGTGCTGCCGGTGTTACTGGTTCAACTGGAGTAACTGGTTCACTTGGTTCCATCTTCATTCTCCTTTTTATTTGATTCAAGATATTCGTTCCACATTTTTACATAAGAATTGGGAGCAACATTATGAATTTCTTTCAATAATGAATTCCCCAAAAACCTTGCTCCCTCATTAAATGCTGTAGCATAAGGGTCACCAGCTACGTATGTTATCTTCATAACTTTACACCTATCTAAAATTTTCCAATAGAACCTTCTTCCATGTTCCGTAGAGACAACTTTTCTCAAATCCTCATTTTCTTGTTGCCTCTTCTTTCTTTTTTTAGACTTCCCTTTGTTTACGCTAGAAATCTCATCTGGATTTACTACTAAAGGCTCCTCTTGGTCTATATTCATTTTAAGATTCAGTCACAGTTATCGCCACTCCTAGCAATATGATATCAGTTGAAGCTGCTGTGGTTACTGTTAAGAGAACGTAATAACTATTTGTTGCTAAAACTACATGTGTTAACCCAGTCTTCGCATCAGCCGCTCCAACGGCTGTCTGAGCAGTAACAGATACCTGAGTAATAGCTCCAATACT